TTTTTTTTTTTTTTTTTTTTTTTTTTTTTGGCAAATAACTATCGAAAAACTTATCTACAACTAAGGATGCAGTGTTCTCAATATCAATGATGCCAGACAACTCGGGTGCGTTAAAGTTCCTTTTAATCATCGCCACCAAATTTTCCAATAGTCCAGTCTGGCGTGGCATTTCTGCCGCCGTTCGTACCATTGGTATTAGTGGTTTGATCTGATCTTTAGGCGCAGCAACAGACTTAGACATATCCAATATGCAATCTTTGACATTCAATGAGATGTCAGTCAACCTCATGGTAACAGCATCAAAATTATTCATCATGGTGCTGTTACCTGGGAGACACTTGTCATAGTAAAACTGCATATCAGAAATGTCACCAGTCTTTGGCGCTGCAACAAAAAGATTAGAACCTTTAAACACCGAGTCAATCTGTAATTGCTATTGTGTGCCTGCATCGACCTTATACATATCTAACAAGTATGAGCTAAGTTTCTCTAAATCTCTAATAATACTGACTAAAGGATCCATAACAACAGTGTAGTACTTAAGTGAACAAGTGTGCCTCGACAATGCAACCAAAACGTGCGGGCTGTCTCCTGCGATGATGGAGATTGGCGTGGGGGTCAACCTGACTAGCGAAACATCTGAGTATGTCTCGCCTTGCACTTCGTGCACAGTATGAACTTCTGAATACCCTCTTGAAAGCAGAGCTTCTTTATCCGATTGGGTAAAGGTCAAGATCTTACCATGCAAAGGTTTTGAGATCGGATTGATCACGGCGGCTCCGCTAACCATCTCCTGCGAAACAGACTTTTTAACCGAAGAAGTACTCATGACAAAGCCCTCATACCTCCTATTCAGATAGTGTGTGACATCGGCCGGACAACGAAGAGTAGTTCTACGCGTCTCAACCTCGTCAACTTCCAATTTGGCAAAATGGGCGGGGTACGGAAATCCTGAAACTCTGTTGATATATGGAATTTGCTGCGTGTCTCCGTAAACATATGCAACTTCGCATAATGACATCGCCACGAGAAAATTAACACAACCAGTATGCAACATCAATCCTTCATCAATGAACAGCCTCTTGAACTGACAGCGTGTGGTTTTTCCAAAATTCATCATGAAAGAATCAACGGTTTTAACGTTGTCCTTCGTGGCCACGATAATCCCTGAGGAATTCGCGCGTCTCCTGATCATTTCCGCGGCTTGCTTTCCAGGAACAAGAATCAGATCCTCATCAAAATTAACTCTTGAGAGGATTTCTTTTGTCTTTCCACAGCCCGGAACTCCGTCCACAAGAACAACCTTTGCACTACTTACATGCGGTTCTCCGTTTCGAAGCAGTCTGCGCAGAGTTCTAAGTTTCGCCATGTCGGAATAAACTACAGACTCTGAGCTGACGGCTACTCTTCTCCAATCGTCGCATGTTACTATACCTTGCTCATCATATTCCAAAAGTGCTACATGATACTTCCTCGCGTGGGTTTCAACAACACCCCATGCATGACTCTTGGCCGTTGGTTTGATTAACCACTTCCTAGACGCGACATCCAAGACTCCAAACTTTTGACGGGTTTCAAGGTCAATAGCAGCTGTATCTTTGAGGATCTTGACAAGATTCGACACCGCAGCAGATAGTGATGCTACCAGGCTATCGATAAAGTTTTTCATTTGCTGAACTTTAATCGGACCCGTGTACACAATCGAACTCATCTGCTTACGAATTAACGAATCTGCCGTTGCCATGTGAAACTGCTCTAAAGACTCTATCTCCTCGTTCCTAGAATAGGACGACTCTGGATGATCTCCAGCAAGACCAGCTAATTGTAATTCTCCTCTGGCCATCGAACCCTTCATAGACGGTTCTTCAACCTCTCTCGAGGTAACTATCAAGGCACCTTCTGAGGCCTTCTCTTGATCCTGCAAAGCTAGCGCAACATTCGCCTCTGTTGGTCGTTCAAATGTGAGAGTCAGACCGCTCTCATTGCTCATGACCGCGACTATAACCTTCGCTGCTGTCATTGGGTCAACTTCCAAAGATTTGCACATCTGGGAAAAAACATCAACATCAAATTTGTCAGACTCCCTTAACACCGATAACTCTGAGAGTGCATTGTACATCACTTCCGTTTCTTCCATCCTTTTCCTGATGTCAAGCGCTGGCATGTCCACAGAGGATTTGTACTCAGTCACTAATCTGTCGTGGAAAGTCACATAT